AATAAAGATAAAATAGTCCTACTAATATCATCATTCAGGCTTCTAGTAAGGCCGAGAGACAAGTCCATTCCGGTTTCTTTACGCAATTTTTGTAAGCGTCCAGTTACTCCATCTCCTGACAACCCTGTTGCATCCGCTAGTTGTTGGCGGGTTGGTAGACTTTTACCCTCTTCGAAAAATGACAAAATAGTCTTACTAATATCGTCTTTTAGGCTTGGGAACAAATCTCTAGCAATTGAAAAGTCTTTACCGGTTTGTTGACGTAAACGTACCAGTTTGCCCGATATCGAACTGGGAGTTAATCCTGTTGCGGCGACCAATTCGTCCATAGTCGGCGGCGTCCCATCATTTTTAAACAAAGACATTAGTGTTACATTAATAGGAACTTCTAGGACGGGTGTAAACGTTGGCGCTGCGGTAACTGATAGTTTTCTACCGGTTTCTCTACGTAGTCGCTTCATCCGTTCCTTAACAGTCGCATATGGCAGGTTTGTCGCTTCTACTATTTGCTTCAAGGTTGGGGCGGGTTTTCCATCTTCAAAGAAAGATAAAATTGTATTTTTTATTTCATTGCTTTTTTCTTTAGTTGGAATTTTTCTAGTAACTCTAACATTGAGTTTTTTGCCAGTTTGTTTTCGTAATCGTACGAGTTTGTCCTCCGTGTACTCCCTTTCCCATCCAGTCACTTTCATTAACTCTCCCAAGGTTGGTGCCAATTCGCCATCCTTGAATAAAGATAGAAGAATTTCTTCTTTCTTTGATAACTTTTCAGAAATCAATAATTTCTCGCCAGTTTTTTCACGCAATCTCCAAAGTCTTTTACTGGCAGCAGTTTCCGAAATGTTGAGTGCTTCGGCAATTTCTCTGATAGTTGGGTCAGGTTTATCGTCTTCAAAAAATGACAATATTATGTCATCATCTTTTTTTGTATTTTGTGGCGTTTTCGAAATTGATAATTTCTTGCCAGTTTCTTTACGTAATCTTTTAATTCTCTTATAGGCAGCACCTTCCGAAGTATTGAGTGCTTCGGCAATTTCTTTGATAGTTGGGGCAGGTTTACCATCTTCAAAAAATGACAATATAGTGTCATCACTTTCTTTATAGGGTCGCCATCCAGTCAGTAATTCCCTGCCAGTTTCTTGACGTAATCTTCTAAGTCTTATATAGGTAGCACCTTCCGAAATGTTGAGTGCTTCGGCAATTTCTCTGATAGTTGGGTCAGGTTTATCGTCTTCAAAAAATGACAACAAAGTGTCATCTTCTATCTTTGATGTTTTTTGCCCTTTGGAAGATTTTCTTATAATCAATAATTCTTTTCCTGTTTCTAGACGCAATCTCCTTATTTTTTTATCAATAAGTTTTTCTGAAATATTGAGCGCTTTAGCAATGTCCTGACGAGTTGGTGCAGGCTTACCATCTTCAAAAAATGACAATATCATGTCATCATTTTTAGTATCCGTTAATCGCACTTTTCTCGCACGGGCAAAACTTATTTCGCCAGTATCTTTATCAACATCAATATTTTCAAAATATGTTTTTGCGTGTTTTAAATGTCTGGCAATATCAAGATTTAGTGTCATGTCATCACCTGGTAAAAGTTCTGCTATTTCTTTATAATCTTTGTCCAGTGATTCCAGCGGCCAATTTTCAATATCGCCCAAGAATTCTCCAATATAGGCAATATTTTCTTTAATTGATTTGACTAAAGATTCAGGAATACCTGTTTGTTTGCTTACTTGACGTGCAGTCAATCCTCTGCCGAAATAGCCCATAATCTGTGCATGTAAGGGTAAATGTTTTTCAAATTTATCATAAAATGCAATTTTTCTTGCAGTTAATTCATCAATTTCTCCAAGACTTAAATCATCCTCCTTGGCTAATTCTGATATAACGACACTGCCCCCATCATCGCCAGTTATTTTTGCTTCTATTGCTTCAATATTTTTAGCAAATACGCCTGCTCTCTTATTACCACCTTTCTGCCTTTCTAGTCTTTCTTCGGCTTCCAACTTTGAATATTTCCAATATGAAGTAGCAAAAAATTTACCTGCAGATACATCGACACCTTTTCTTTTAACTACTTCCTCATATTCATCTATAATGCTCATATCTCCCCCGGCAAGCAATTTTGCTAATTTCTCTAAAAGGTCTCCAGCAACTTCATCAGCATCTGGTCCACGTCCAAAACTTCCCGTTTTTTCAGTAATTTCCAAAATTGTAGTCATAGCATCTTTTGCAAATTTTTCTCTCCTATCCCTCAGGGCACGACGCGTTCTAAAGTCAGTGGGTTCTACCTCGACTGGCTCGATGGAATCAAAATCCTTATTAACCAAGTCGTCGATGATGTCAAAATCTTCATCAGAAATGTCTGTGTCTGGGTCAATGTCTGTGTTTGGGTCTTTTTTGGAACGGGAATTTGAACCGTCGTCACTAGAAGATTGTTCTTTTTTCCACGAAACTCTTTGTTCAAGAAATTCTTTTAATTTTTTCCTGTCTCTGTTACGTACGATATTTGAGTACTGATAAGTGGGTCCCGAATACTCGTCATAAGGTCCCGAATCATGAAATGCATCATATGCTTCACTTTTTTTGCCAGCAGAAAAAAATACTTCAGTAGGGTCCCCTGAATTTATAAGTTTTTTTAATGTGTCATACTGCTCTCGCGTTGGTCGCGTATCTGCTATTTCTAAATCGAATGATGAATCCTGTTTTTTGGTTTTCATAGAAAAAACAATCCGAATTAAGCCATCTTCAAAAGCGTCCCGATAAACAAATTCATTACTATGCATATCTCTTCCAAGCGGGTATATGCGCCCATCAGGATAAAGCCATCCACCGTGCATTCTTTGACTCATGGCATATCCACCCATCTCTGGGTCTAGAAAGTCCTCTGCAGAAACAAATTCTCTCTTTAACTTTCTTTCGTTGCCACCACCTCGATATTTTAAGGGATTGGCTCGTATCTCGAATTCTTGTTCAATTAATTTTTGGAACTTTTCACTAAACTCAATATCTAAAGATTTCGCTCGTTCTGCGCCCACTAGGTTCGACAACGTTCCCAATTCTTCAATAGTCATCAACGACAATGGGTCGTACTCATTCATTACGGGTACTGATTGAGAATATGAATACTTTTTGATAGCAGATATTTCTTCATCGCTTAAATCGCTTTTATTAGTAATAAGAAGCGCACCTAACTTCCTGTGCAAATCACCCTGGCCTTTATAGTCGCCCGATATTGGCACTATCTGCCTACGCTCCACGCCCCTCATCGAACGAGAACTGGAGCCATCATCAGGAGGATTATTTAGGGAGTTTTTTTGCTGCTCGCGTATCATTCCAGCGATTCGAACGTGTGGAAATAATGGTTTTAATTCATCAAAGGTCAGACCAGTAAAGTCTTCGATTTCATCCCAGTCAAAGGCCTGCTCCTCTAACATCTCATACACGCGAGAAGCCTGATTAGACGTTAATTTGATTTCATAATCTTCAGGTAGGCCAAGTGATGCAATTCTTTCTGGGCTCAATCTCCAACCAAAACCACGACGGGTTAATGGTGCGGTATATAATACGGCATCATTTAATCTGTCGAAATATAATTCACTATTCTCTGCTGACATTGCATCGAATGCATCGTCAATATCTTTTATATTCTCAGTTTTCTCTAATTCGGAAAGATTAGAATTTCTTATATATCCAATTGCCTGAATACGTTGAGCCATGGTATTTGTAACGTGAGAATTGTAATTTTCGGTAAGTCCTGAAACCAAAGCATCATAAGATTCTAAAAATCTAACATCATCCTCAGTCAAGGAATCTATTTCTTTAATGACATCCAGGGGTGGAACATAGGAGCGAATATCCGCTATGGCGGTATCGTCTATTCCAAATTCTTCACGCAAAGATAAATCTGAAGCATTCGTATATTTGATAAATTCTAAATCTTCTGGAGAAAGATTAAATTCTCTACGATAATAGTCAATGTTCCTAGTAGACCTTGAACTACTACCGACATAAGAGACTGTTGGCGCACCCTTTGTGGCATCGCCGTTAGGGACTGCATATTTTCTTAATTTGAGAGCAACTTTTCTGTTGGCTAAATCTACTCGACGCTGAACATAATCAACATCCGTAAGACTTCCAGCAACACGGCGTCGCTTAAACTCTGCCAATTGTTTCTGTATGTCGGCAAGTTCCTTATCTACTTCATTTAGTGTCATATTGCCGACATTGCCATTCACGTCAATAACTACGTTCCTGCCATTAACGGTAGTAGTTGTGACGCCTTCACTATTTACATTTATGTCGCCAGTATCAATTGTCACATTGTTGCCGAGATTTATAATTCCGGTATTATTACCACCAATATTCACAGTATTGGTGCCGGGTTGAGGACGAGGCATTCTGAGTCGATTCGGCTTTAACGGGAAACTTTCTGGCTCATTGACTCCCTGTTCGTCAACGACATCCTCCTCTAGTGTGGGAAGAATTTGAGGCGATTTTGGCTTACCTGTATTGGTGGCCTCTTCCGTAAATGAATACAGTGATTTTCTCCTATCCAAATGTTCCTGAGTGGGTGATTTGATGGGTCTGACAGAAAATGAATCGTAATCTTCAACCCACCCTCCGCCAAAAGATTTTTTACCAATAACGCGATACTTGTAAACTTCGTATCCACGTAAAGATAATTCATGAAGAATCGCATTTGACGGATAGTCTGATTCTCTTTGCAAACCTACTGCTTTACTTATTAATTCTTCGTCACTTAAGTCTTTATATTGATTTGGCTTAAATGGCTGAGGGGTCGGATGAATGACTTCAGTGGGAAACAATTCGTCAATTAAAGAATCAGGCTGAGGAGATTGTTTTGAATCATCGGGAAGTATGATGTCATCTAAAGAATATGGTTCGAACCGGTCTTCTCTTACCGAAACACCTTCGATGGATTGTTTGCCCAACTCAAAAAGTTGCTCATCGTCCATGTCTATTAATGAAATTGTTCGCGTGGAGCGACTAGAACTCAATGATTGTTCGCCTGGTGGGTCGAGTTTGTCAATAAGTTCGTCAATTGGTCCATCGTAGTCAGCAATTTTATCTTCTATTTTTTCAACGGCAGGAAAATTAATGTCATGTATTGACTTACCATCATTATAACCTACACGAACGAGCCACTGTGGGGCGACTTCAACAAGAAGACCTCGCATGAAAGTGTCCCTATCTTGTTCTGTCAAGTCAGCAAGTTCTGGTATTTCTCGTAATCTTTGCCAAAACTTTTCATCCCGAGCAAAGTTGATGGTACCCAAAATATTTCCCCACTCACCGTGTCTATCGAATGTATTGCCAAGAGCAAAATGTCCAAATGTGTCATGGAGTATAAGTCCTGGAGAAACCAAAAAACTTTTTGCCATTTCTTCGCTAATTTCCAAAAATGCATGAGGGTCTGTTAATAAATGCAAATAACTATGAATAAAAATAGAATTATTCTTTTTAAATTCAGCAACTCTTGCATCTTCATTTTTTGGTATTTTTGCCAATTCAGGAATGACATAATATTGAAGAATACGTGCAGCGATATCGTTGTACTGATAGTGAAGCGCTCTTTTTGTAGAAGGATAAACTTCACCCCATTCTTCGGGTTTGCCATAATTGCCGAGATACAGAGAGTGATGCGGTAGTTTTTCTCCGTCAACAGGATATCTTTTTAGGCGTGAACCACCAGGATGGGGCCCACCACGTTCATATACTGATTCGCGTATTTCGTTTAATCGTTTAAAATCTGTCTCTACATTGTCAAAAATTTGACGAATAGTTTCGCCATCTGGGACCTCTACGTTTTGATAATTCCTATTTCCTGGTATGAGTCGTCTTAAAATTGGATTTGGTGGATACTTCAAGGACAATGTTCCATCATCATGAATGCGTAATTCTGCTTTTCCTATAATGTCCGCAATTGACATTTTTGTCAATGGATGAGGTTCATACCCATTAACTGTTTTCATACGCCTCAATAAACCCTGTCGTTCAGTTGTTCCCATCGATTGCCACTTGGTTTTCATTTGTCTTAAATCTCTAACCAAATCATTTACTTGTTGTTCGATTCGCAATTTTTGATTATCGGTCCATTCGCCCATATCATCAATTTCTTTGCTCAATATGTCATCGAGTTCCTTGTATGGAAATGATGTAGGGTCTTCCTCGTCAGTAGTCATTCCAATGATTTCCGCTAATTTAAGCGTCCGTCGGACACTTTTACTACTATCTCCAGCATCTGTCTCTAGGGGAAGGTCGGAACCCATCGATTGAGGCTCAGGTGCAAAAAACATATTTGAAGTATTTGTCGTAGATGAAGGTCGACGACTTAATGAACGGCCATCGTTGTCTGTGGATGGAGGTACTTCTTCGGTTATATTCGGAGCATCTGGGGGAGCAATGACATCCTTCTTGTCATCTGCGTCATCACTGGAATCATCTTCAGTCGTTGTTGGGTCAAGAAGCATGGAAAGAGTGTTCTCTAACTCTTGAATCATGTCATTGGCATATTTAAAACTATTTCCCTCTGAACGATGGCCAAATTCTGCACCATTATATGCATCAACATATTCTTCTAAAATAGGAATAATATTTTGAATAGTCTCTTCATCAAGAAGACCATTATTTTCATTGATTAATTCTTCCATAGATAACCATGGGTCGAGATGTTCTTCTCCAGCCAACCCATTAGATACTGCTTTTTCTATTTGAGAACGTACTTTCATCGAGAAATCAAGAGCCCATTTACCTAATGGTTTCGGTGTGGTGGGGGCCTTGTACTCTCTGTCTGCTTTGATAATAAAGTTTTCTCGACGTAAACCAAGTTTCTGCAATAGCCCAGGTCGCCCAGCATCATATTCGCTCAAAGCATGTTGTATTGTTCTTCTGTCTTGTAATTGTGCTTTGCGTGATTTATTTTCGTAAAACTGTTCTTCAGTTAGTATCTCGCCCCTCATTGCTGCGGCTTCTTGTGCGGCCATGAATTCTGCTTGATTTTGTACTGATTCCTCTACATCTAGTTCCTTGTCCAGAGGATAAATTAGTCTGTTCCAGTCTTCTGCCATAATCCCATCTGGATTATCTTTTGTTGCACGCCCAATTTGAAACATGACATCAATTTTTTCTTTTGCAGTCAGTGAATCAAAGTCACTTGGCAACAACTCCGAAGCAGGCTTACCTAACGGCTTCGCAGGCTTAGCCCCCTCTTCTGCTTCATCGTCAAGTTGGTCTGGAATATCGGATGGAACAATACCATAGTATTTATCGCTCCCACCAGGGCCGAAGCGCCTATACATGTTTGCTAGAGTCCTCCATTGCCTTGTGGTGATATATCCATTACGTCGATAAGACTCACGTATGTTTTTCAAGACTTGTAATCCCGCCCCATTCCCATTTGCCCAATCCATGATGTGGGTTTGGAATTCGGGCGACATGTCAAATGGCGCTCCATTACCGAATGGTTTACCTTTAGAATCTTTATTCTTGCCACTAAGACGTGGAGAGATAAATCTTCCAGATGCTGCAGCAATGTTGAGTGGCGTTTCCCCAAGAGGGGTGAGCCATCTTTTTTCTGCTTGATTATGTGAGGCCATCCAGTGAAGTTCATCATAGGCGACATTTAATGCTGAATGTAAATTATTGTTAATTGTTACACTATTTTTATTTGCATCTTGAGCATCTTTTAGTGCTTTATCAAATTCCGCAAAAGGTTCAAATGTCATCCTATCCCCGTGTTTATTAAGAATAGACTGCATTTCATCTCTAAGTTCACCAATTTCGTCATTAGTTAAATCCAATGTCGTTTCTTTTTGAAGAGGACGATACATGCGTGTACCACGAGTTCCGCCAAGACCATTACCTATCCTGTCATCAACGGAACTTTTAATTTCTAGAAGGTTGAGTGCCGCAGAATTTTCTCCATATTCGCGACTAAGTTTATTGGCCAACTTTTCTAGTTGTTCAGACAGGAACACCAATTCATGTTCTGGTTCTTCGGCAAAATCTGTCATTATGACTTCTCTTGCTTTAAGCATGTACATCTTATCTAAGCCGGTGATGACATCATATTTCTCAAGACGTTCAATGTCTCTTTCGACACGTTTCGCAATACTGACTGCTGTGCCGTCTATTTGTCCGTCTGGTTTTATGGAATAACGTGCTTCTTCTTTTATTTTATCAATACCGCTATCAATATCTTTTGGTGATTTCTCAATTGCGGAAACCATTCTGTCGGTAATCCCACCATATGTAAAAATTTCCCCAGAAGAATATTCGACTGATAATTCTTCTTTTCGCCCATCATAGCGAACATATTTAATTTTTTTACTAGTCCCAGATTTGTCCTCATTGGGAAAGATTTGCCTAGTTTCGCCCATGCCACGGCCATTAATAAAAGAACGTCGTGAGCGACTAATGCCGTCTGATAAATTGTTTTTACCAGAAATGGCTAGCCTTTGTTGATGGTTACGCTTACGCGCATCCTTTATGAAAGTAATTTCTAAATTTAAACTTTTAAGAACATCGTCAAGAAGTTCTTGAGATGGATTTTCTAAGTAATCGGGATTATTCTCGTCTTCTATAGGGCTACTTAAGGTGCCGTCATACCATTCCGCATCGTCTAGAACATCTTGCATTAATTCAACGAATTTCTTAGCCTTATCGCTTCCTTGAGTACCAAAAATGTCTTGAATTAATTGGTCCGTATAAGTCAGTCTGTCTCTTAGTAAATCTATTTCTTCATCAGTAAAATCGCCATAATCAGCACCGTCACGTTCGTCTATCATTTTCTGAACAAGAGGAATGGCTAACTTTTTTAATCTTGCACGACGGTTCTCACCGTTCAAAAATTTTGCGTAATCGATAACAGCAGCAATTTGTTCATCCAATTTTCTAATTGACTCTTCTAGATTGGTTATTGCTTCTTCTGACGCATTTGGGTCGTCATATAGGTCGAGAAGGCGTTGTGATTGTTTTTGAGAATGTTCGAGAACTCTATTTAGGTCCTTGAAGAAAGGGTCCCACATATCTTCATCATCAAAAATATCTCTTATTGATTTTGCAGCAGTATTGTAAGCAAGGGAGGGAGTCCTTTGTGAACGACTACTATCAGAGACGTACCATGCATTGTAACTCCTGTCATCTCTGGCTCGTTGCATCTCTTGAACTTCTTCGGTCATATCGCCATCGCCAAGTTGTTCTACGATATTCATGCGACGCTTGTGAGTATCTCTCATTTCTGACAATGTCGACTGAGAATGTTCCGAACCTAATGCACGAACAAAATCGAAAGCAAAAGCCAGATTATCTTGTTCTTGATTTACGAGATGCTCTATTCCATCTTCAGATACGATTACGCCATATACACCAAACCTACCGTCACCAATATCATGTATTTCTAAGTCAACGAGAGCATTTGGATACTCGGTACTATCTTCCGAAAAACTTTGCGTAGAAAGAATCCATGCTAATTTAGAATTTCCATTTAGTGGACCGAATTTTGGAGGCTCCCCCTCGTATGCTCCCCTTAATGGTACTTTATCAATAATTTCACGCGCTGGTTTCCATACAGTTGCTTGTTCAAATCTTCTCGCTGTGCCTGCATTTGTAAACTCCGTAGAAAGGTTTTTTAAAAGTTGAGAAGTACTACTTGGTGAACCACTTAATTGAAAAGCCTTCAGAGGGTCGCCCGTAATAGGGTCTATCAAAACAGCAGAATAATGCCCAGAATCTTGGACGCGTATAATAAAAGAATCGCCAAATATTTCTTTTAATCTTTTTAATTCAGGCTTAAGGTAATTTAATTGAGGAGACAAACTAGAGATATTGGTTACTGTCTTTTGTTTTTTTAGATACAACTGCTTCAAGGGACTAATAAGCCGTTCCCTAACATTGGAATCTTTTTTTGATAAATCAAGTATTAGTTTATTGCCACTCAAATTAACTAAGAGACTTTTTTCTAATAAAACAAACTTTCCACCTGCTGTAATAATGTCATCTATTATATTTTTCAACTCGTTGTTGGACATATCACTGAAACCATTGTTATTAAAAATCTTTAAAATTTCTTGAGTGTTCAGACCTCTATAATTGTTGAAATAAGCAAGATTGTCAATAATTTCTTTAGGAGTAAGTTTTTTACTTCTAGAACTAAAAGAATCAATAACGTCATCTAGTGGTGTAATGACGCTGAACTCGTTACCAAGGCTGCGTTCGGTCCCTGAATCACGGTTAACCCACGGGTCGTATACATTCGGATTAATTGAAGATGTTTTTCTTACGTTGCGTCTTTGCGGATTTTGTGGAACCCTGCTGGGCGTTGGGGGAGTATTGTCCACCTTTGGAAGAGGTTTGGAGGGGGCCCCTAAATCTACTTCATTCTTTTTGGGAACCGGATTTAAGTCTGGCTTGGAATCTTCTCGCGAAACAGATGATTTGGGAACCCTGTTGCGCTCCATCTCAATGGCACGAGGAAGAGCGGCCTGCTGAAGAACAGATGCTTGTAACTGTGGAATCATTGCACGAGGAATGATGGGACGCTGCATGGGCGTACCTTCAAAAACTATTCCATCACTATCGCCATCTATGGCTCCAGTTATGTCAACCCAGACCATTCCTGGTGGGGCGGCACTTATACCTCCACCAATTCTTTGGCCGACTCGACCTCCGAGTGCTTTTACTTCAAGTTCGAAGGTCGGCCCCGAAGGGCCGTCACCTTTTCCCCAACCACCCTCTTTCATCAACATCCGTTGAATACTTTTCTCTGACGCATATAGTGCATCGAGTGTTTCATCACTAAATGTTCCTGAAAGATGGACACCTTTTTCGCTGACTTCTGCTTGAAGTCCATGATATGCAATAACTGGGTCAAGTAGTTCTTTGACATAAAACGCTTGATGCGGTTCACATTTCATAATGACACGCATTGGTTCACTCTTCTCTTCAACATATGATTGAAGAAGGCTCAATATTTCCTCAATTTTATCTTGTTGAGATTTCCCTACTACTTCGTCGTCAAAAAGTGGCAACTTTAAGTCAGCAATAACCTCATATAGTTTCTCTTCAACAGACTTCTCGCCATCATATTGTCCGTTGACCATAGTGTAAGCGCTAACAGCATTTGGCTTTACAGACATTGGCATACTAGGCATCTGTGTAGGAACAACGGTTAGGGGCTGAGGATGATTGGACGCTTGTCCCATTTTCTCAGGTTTACCAAACATGTATTGACCCGTTGCGGTATCGCGATGGTACGGAAGACGATAGGCCGTGGATGAACCGTTAGGAAGCATCCGATGGAATGTGACCATATTTTCAGTTGCAGAAATAACCTTAAGACGATTATTTGAACGCAACATCAATTGTTCTTCAAGGCGATAAATCTCTTCACGATTAAGTTCGCGTGCTTCACCTTCTGCAAAAATATCTTCACGAGGATTAGAAATGTCTTCGCTAATGTTCGCCAAAATGCGCGATAGACCACCTTCTGGAACTCCGGGCTTAAAAGCACGCATTACTGCTGGCATCATAGGCATTCTGTCACTCATGGCAGGAGTATGGCACTTTTCTCCCTCATCGCTTTTAACGGAAATTGTGGCTGTTAGTTGATTTGCGCCATGAAGAACTGGACTTACTTCGTACAATTCAACTTCACGGAGTACATTTGCCTGCATGGCAGAGTCAAAATTTGCTTGAAGAGTCTTGTAGCCGATAGACCATTCTTGGTCGCCACCGAAGAAAGCAACGCTAGCAAATGCTTCGCGTCCTTTTTCCGTTGCTAAGTTGAATTGAACTTTCGCATAAAGCCCACCAACGCCTGCTTGCTTCATTTTTCCTGGGAGACGTGGGTCGTGTGCTGGTACTTCGTAAATTTCTAGAACCTTGCCAATAGGGTCATTCCAGTTGTGTCCCCATACAACGCGCGGTTTGCGGCGCTTGAGACTTTCCGTAAATGCTCCTGATGCAACGATGTCACCTACGGAGTCTTTGTTACCTACGGCAGCAACGAAACATTCAACGATTCCTTGCGCCTCATCTATATTGAATTGACCATTCATCGCTTTAAAATGGATGTCGTCAAACGTTCCTTGGCTCATGATACTCCAATCATCTAGAGTAATAATAGTCTTTATTCATCCTAATGAACGCAAGTTTATTGATGTTTGCATAGTTTCAGTAAACTAAATAGGGGGAGTTTACTGCAACTATAGAGAACGTGGAAAATTCCATGCTCGACGAGCCTCATCAACAGCCATGTCTGGCCTTCTTTTGGCTAAAATTTCGGTAAAAATGGAATTTAGGTTAGACCTAACGCCACTAGCACGCTGTTCTTCGTTCTGTATTCCATAGGAATTATATATAGCCTCAGAAATCAGGCGGTGAGTTTCGTTATTCCTGCTCTTAATTCGCTCCATCTGGGATTCAATATGAGACAAAATGTCATGCTGACCTGGGCTGGAGTAAGATGCGGATTTTGTTGAATAAATACCCTGCGCATCTTTGATAATCGCCGAAAGAACTGGCTTAATATCTTCGTCCATTTGTTTATTCCAAGTATCAATAGACATGACAGTATCTACATCAAGTCCACCACTCATCAAAAGTTTGCGTGATTTTTGTCCAGCAACTTTTTCAAGCACAACACGTTGCTGGCGCTCAAAGAGACGTTCTAAACTTCTGTCAAGTATTTCCACCCAACGAGCAAGGTCGCTATCTTTTTCAAATAAATCATCTTTAAAGAGCACTTCGGAAGGGTCTGACATCTGTCCAAACCCACCTGGGGCTGCAGGAGCACCTGGCGGCATTCCTGGCATACCTGGCGGCATTCCTGGCATACCTGGGGGCATTCCTGGCATACCTGGGGGCATTCCTGGGGCGCCACCAGCAGGAGGAAGCATTCCGGATTCTGCCGCCAAGGCCCCAGCCATTGTATTGGGGTCCATTCCTGGGCCTCCCAGTTCTGCGCCAGGAGGCATCCCCTCTGCTCCTGGAGCACCTGGCATACCTGGGGGCATTCCTGGCATACCTGGGACTGGCATACCGCCTTGTCCCGGAGGTGGGGGCATTGCCTTGGTGGTATTGGCAATTGGTGTCAAGTTGGGGTTCATTAAAAGGCTGTCTGCCAGGTCTGATTCAACTTTTTTTCTTCCAGTGCCGTCACGGTATTCGTTCGGACTAATTAATCCAGCCTGCAGTTCTTGCATCAAGTAACGCTCGCGTTCTTGTTTTGACAAAATCAAGTAAGGAACATCAGAAGTGTCGAAGTCAATGTAATGTTCGGCATCAAGGTCATCTAGGGCGCGAGCAAGAACTTCCAAGTGGGGAGACATTGTCTCATTCCAGAAAACGCTGACTTCTTCGCTGGCGTTAGCGAATGTTCTGCCAGAAGCATTACCGATGACCGACTCGGGAACACCAAACGAAGCAAGAATTTCTTCTTTGGTGATTTGACGCATTTGAATATAAGCAGCATCTCGTGGATTTGACGAAGTATCCACATAGTCAACGCCATCATCAGCACTCACTACAGTAGTCGTTCCTACTCGGCTCATATTGCCTCGGAAGCGACTTCTTAGTTCTTCCTTGTCGTCTTCATCAATTTCTCCACGAAGAACCAGCAAACCGCCAGGACGACCGTCGTTGAGAAGGAAGTTACGGTTATACAGTTTGGCCAAGTTTTCAATTTCAATGGCAATACCAGCGGATTCCATCGGAGTCATCGAAAGATACGGGTCTAATGGATGCGGACGGCGAATCCATATAACATCTTCTGGCTTCATGATGATTTTATCGCCATTAGGCATGTTGACTTCGTACCCAGACACAAATAAGCGAGGGTCAGGAATGGGGGCAGTGGACTGTGGGGGAAGCAAGTTCAGCCCAATTAATGTTCCATCACGACTCTTTAGTTTTTCAACAAAAACCCCACGAGTACCAAGAAGCAACTGCGAGGATAGGCGATATCTGAAAATGAACGAGTTTTCACCTATATTTGATTTGGTATTCAGAATATCCAGAATTGTGGATTTACCTTGCTTTTTTGTTACAACCTGACCATCAGGGGAGTTGTCTTTACGTAAGATGATAGGAAGACGGGCTTGGTTGCCAGCAATCGCATCAATACAACGAGAAACCCAAGTAACTTTCTGCATACCTTCGCGATACGCACGCTCAATATCCCACGGGTCCTTATAGGAGCGACCTTGAAAACTTGGGTTTGATGAAATTGGCGCACCGGGAGGTACTGTTGCGCCCTTGATGCCGGTGGGGTTTACAGATTTATTGTCGATGCGATTCCAAGCCATATTTAATCAAGACCTAGGATATAACCGAGAATTCCACAAGTTATACCCGCTACTATTAGGCCCACAGGGGGCGATATGAGAGATGTTCCAACGCTGGTTAATAAAATAAATAATACCATTAAGACGTTGGCCATAGATGAACGAGTCAAAAAGCGTGAACGAAATAGATATAGACTGTTTCTGGAGAATAATCTTTTGAAAGGTTTCAGCATAGGAACTGTCTTGTAGCGGTGAAATATGTTGACATACACATAATCTAATACAAATTACAACGTTCGGAGAGAACTATGACTGACTGGAATAAAGTACTGGAATATCTTGAGCCCAAGATGCCACCATACTGCCCAGAAGAACCATCACTCACACAAAAAGTATTCCTAAGAAGTTACTCATTAGAGGCTCTATTCGGGGGCGCGGCTGGTGGTGGCAAAGCCATATACACTAGCAATGTATTGCCTACTCCTAATGGGTTTGTGAAAATGGGAGATATCAAACCGGGTGATTTTATTTTTGGTCGTGATGGAAACCCGCATGTCGTTCTTGCTGAATCAGATGTTGAAATTGTTGATGGATACAAATTAACTTTTGATGACGGTTCAACAGTGGATGCACATGATGAACATCTTTGGCTCACATATGATGCTCGTGAACTTGAGGCCCTAACCAAGCGAACACCAGAATTCCGTGAGAAGCGGAGAAACAAAAGAGAATCTCGTTCGCTCGTTGGGGCTGGAGTAAAAACCGACCACACTACTGAACATCGGGAGTTCCTGTCGGAGTCTCGTAAGGAATGGAATAAGTTAAATCATCCAGAGGTCATGAACGCTCCAAC